CGCTGACTTTAATCTCTTTCAAGGTATGCAACGTGCCTCAGATAGCGGTAAGTTTACTAAGCAACAAAAAAAAGACTATCGTTATTTGCGTAATCGTTTTGATAACGCAGACATGGGTAGCTTCAAACAATATGCAGAGCTTATTAAAGATGCCACTATTGACATAGCTACCGACCCCACAGCAATTGCTGCAGCATTCTTAACACCAATTACAGGCGGAACTTCTCTTGCAGCTAGACAAGGATTAGCTACTGCCGGACTTAAAGGTGCTAAAGCTATAGCCAAAAACAATCTTGAAGACTTGGGTAAAAGTCAAATACGTAAAGCTTCTTTAATTACAGGAGCAGAAGTAGGTACGTGGACAGGTTTAGATAATCACTTTAGACAAAACACAGAGCTTAATACAGACATTCGCAGACTCTACTCCAATACAGAGCTTGCCGGTTCTGCTGCTATTGGTGCTTTAACTGGTGGGATTGTTGGTAACTTAGTACAGCGTAATGCTTTGTTTAATGATAGGCTTAGTAGGCTTTATTCTAATGATGACTATCGAGGAAGTATTGAAGGCATAGAAGAAACAAAGTATAAATTTAGAAAGGCTAAAGATAAAATTTTAGGTAAAAGTATTGGTAGTCCTGCAAGAGTTCTAAAAACTATGGCAGAGTTTTCTCCGACTGCTAGAATGCTCGGACAAAAATTTACGCATGAGTTTGGTAAAGAACTAACACAAAGGTCTACAAGAAGACTTGGTTTTAGTTATGCTGAAGACTTAGGAGAAAGAAGAGGAAACTACCTATTAGACTTTGATGCTATTGTAGCTCCGATTAGAAAGTCTGGACAAATATTACCTGAAGATGAAGCTGCAGTTATAAAGATTTTAAGGGGTGAAGAGAACGTATCACAATACAGTAAAAATGTACAAAAGGTTGCAGAAGACCTACGAGGGTTTTTTGATAAAATTAGAGAAGATGCAATTGAAGTTGGTTTAAATCCACAAAAAATAGAAAATTATTTTCCTAGACAATGGAACAGAGAAGTTATTGCTTCTAAAGAAGGACGTAAAGAATTTGAAGCTTTGTTAGTTTCTAACAATATTGTTCCTAAAAACAAAGTGAAAGAAGTTGTAGATGGTATGCTTAACAAGCAGAACGAACTTTATGGCTCTCATTCGAATCTCTTAACACAAGCCCGTGTGTTTGAAAAGCTAGATGATAATAAGTTTGCAAAGTTTTTAACAAATGATTTAGTTCCAGTTACTACAAATTATTACATGAATGCTGCAAAAACTATTGAGCATAGAAAACATTTTTTAAGTCCTAGTCAAGATACTAAAGTCATTGGTAAAACAGAAAAAAAGAGTTTAATATTATTTAAACAAAACAATGAAGAACAGTTTGTTGATAGATTTATTAAACCTATTGAAGAAGAACTAGCAGACAAAAATATTACATTAACTGCTAAAGATAAAAAAGATATTGTTAATGTCTACAAATCTATTACAGGACAAGTAGATTACTTTGATAGTGGTTTAATGCAAGGTATTTATGATACAACTAAGTTAGCTAATGCAATGGCTTACCTCCCGCTTGCAACTATTTCATCTGTTACAGAGGCTTTGATACCTTTTGCAAAAGCTCCAGTAGGCTCCGCAGTTAAAGGAGTTCAAGAAGGAGTTACGAAAGGACATAAAATTTTTACAGATGAAGTAAGTCAGATACTAAAAGAAAAACATAACTTAACTGACGATGAAATCCGTAGAGAAATGAACAGTGTATTTATTGCTGTTGATGAAGCAATGGGTGATGTGACTAATCGTTTAGCAGGAGAAGGATTACAGAATGAGTTCCTGAAAAAACAAGCCAGAAGATTTTATAGGTTTAACTTGTTGGTTCCTTGGACAAAAACTGTACAGCTTGCTTCGTTTTCTACGGGTAAAGATTTAATTACAGAAAACTTAAAAAAACTTAGCAAGATTAATAGAGAAGAAAGAATTAGTGCGACCCCTTCGGTTGAAGTACAGAAACTAAAAGGCGAGCTGTTTGATTTAGGTATTAATGTTGAACAAGGTATTAAGTGGTTAGAAGAAGGAGCAGATAGAAAAAATCCTTTTCATAGAGATATTGTTAAAGGTGCAGGTAGATTCACAAACTCCATAATCTTACAAACATCTAGAGAGTTCGGTACAGTGCCAACCTACATGACAAATCCTAGAGTAGATATCTTCACACAGTTTTTAAGATATCCTACAGTGTTTGGTAATACTGTTCTTAAAAACTTTGCTAGAGATATTATTACGGACCCAACTGTAAACGCTCCAAAGATAGCTGCTTTTGCAGTCATGGCAACTAATGTGGCAAAAGCTACAAACTATTGGAGAACCTCAGAAGAAAACAGGGAGCGTATAGAACGTGATGGTGAAGACTGGAGAGATACCTTAAAAGCTTTTCAAAGAGTTGGACTCTTGGGTCCGATTGAATATGGCGTTAGAGTAGCCGAAGGTATGGCTTATGGTCAGAATCCTTTACTAGCTTCTGCCGGAGTTGGCGGTCCCGTTATAAATGACATTATAGGTCTTGCATTCTACAATAGAGGTTTGTTAGAAACAGCAGTTCGTAAAGCTCCACTAATAGGAACAAAAAATATTTTTGATAGGACTGTGGGGGATATCATGGAAGAATATACAGGTTTTAGAGACCCTTATACTCCTATGCAAAAAGCAGCTAAAGAAGCTACTAAAAGCATTAGAGGAGCTACTAGGGAAGTAGCGGAGACTATCGCAGGTAAAGAAGACGAACCTAAAAGACTTCTTAGAGCTACTGGTGGTTCTGTACGTGTTGACCCATACACCGGACAACCCTACGAATATAGAGCACAGTTTGTTACTGGTGGGTTAGTAGAGGGTACAGAAGATGTGCCTTTTACAAAAGAAGACCCGGCAGAAAGAATAAATAAATTTACTGGAGAACCTTTTAAAGAAAGCATGACGAAGCTAGGATTTGATGAAGTATAACGATTACTTAGAACACCTTGAACTTAGAGAAGGTAACGAGGAGTGTGTATATCTTGACAGTCTTGGCAAGCCTACATGTGGTGTAGGGCACTTGTTGACTGAAAGAGAACGCCAAGTCTACCAAGTAGGTGACAGAGTTTCAGAGGAACAACGCACTGCATGGTTAGAAGAAGATGCTGCAAAGGCATGGGAAGCTGCTGCTCAACAAATAGAAGATTTAGGTATTGAAGATGCAGAGTTTATTATAGTGTTAGGGTCTGTTAATTTTCAATTAGGCACACGATGGATGGATAAGTTTCCTTCAGCTTACAAAGCTTTGAAGAATAAAGACTACGATGAAGCTATTAGACAAGTATCAACTGGTTCTGGTAAGGAGGGTCAATCCAAATGGAAAGAACAAACACCAGTAAGAGTTAAAGATTTTGTGACAGCTATTGACAAACTAAGATAAGGATGCTATAATGATATTGTACCTAGAGGACCAACTCGAAGGATGCTACAGGCAATACTGCCTACATCAAGTTAAACAAGACATGCCCTTTATGTCTTTAGACGATTTCAGAAATATGTTTGAAGACTTGATGGAAGTTATATATAAGGACGAAGAATGAAAGATATGTTAAAAAGTCTAGTGGGTGCTGTTGCTCCTACAATAGGAACTGCATTAGGCGGTCCTATGGGCGGTATGGCTGCTAATATGATAGCAGATGTACTTGGAGTACCTAATACACCAAAGGCTATTGAGAAAGCTATACAAGAAGCTACACCAGAGCAAATGCTTGAACTTAAAAAAGCTGAACAAGAGTTTGAACTTCAGATGAAAGAGCTTGAAGTAGATGTATTTAACTTAGAGGTAGCTGATGGTCAAGATGCTAGAAAAACTTTTAGTAAAGATTGGACAGCTAGAATAGTAGGTGTATCTGTAGTTGGTGGATTCATGGGTTATATATTTTTAGTAACTCTTCAACCTCCAGAGCAGAATTCAGAAGCATTAATAAACTTAGTACTAGGTTACTTAGGAGGACTAGCCTCTGCAGTAATAAGCTTTTACTTTGGAGCTTCTAATAAACAAGATTAATGAAACAGAAATTAAAAGACGTTATCGAGGACGGACGGTGGAATTGGTTCGGGCACGACAACGAAGAAGAAGGCTCTCAAGATAATTGTTATAAAGGATTGTTTTGGGATTTAGAAACCAAGAAATTCCTAAGATGGAATGAATTTAATAAAACGGAGTGTAAATCAACTGAAAGCAGTGACCGATAGTGTCTGCGTTGTATGTATTGTTGGTTGGATATATCTAGTAGTTTCGGGATACTACTATTTCTT